CACCAGCTGCGACACGTTGAAGTCACCAGAGCGGGGCAGGGGCTGCAGGCTCGCACCCTGGGGGCCGCCATTGCGTGCCACCGGGATGATCGCGCCCGGCACGATCTTGACCGTCGCGGGGTTCAGCACGCCATCGTCGGCAGCCGTGTAGACGCCGGCGACCGCGAGTGATGCGTTCTTGAGCAGGAGCTCTTTGGTCTTGTTCAGCGTCTTGATGTCGGGCAGCGCCGTGATGAGCGGGCCGCGGCCGTAGATCTCACCCGCGACCTTCATGTAACGCGAAATCACCCAGGGGCTCGTCTTGCGCCGCCGGTAAACGATCTCCTGCTTCGAGATCTTGTCGATGACGTGGTAGCAGTAGTCGCCGCGCTTGTAGTCGTGGATCGTGGCCTCGACCAAGTCGACATCATCGGTGGGCTTCTGCTCGATGCGGATCTGCACCTCGGGCGGGATCTTGGCATCCGGCCACTGGCGCGAGATCGACTCGCCCTTCATGCGCATCTTGCGGTAGACGTTGTCCACCTGGCCGTTCGCGCCTTCCTCATAGCAGACCAGGAACAGCGGCACCGGAATGAAGTTGATCGGCGTCACGTCGTCGCCCGGCTGCACCATCATGCAGGCCGTGCCGACAGCGAGATCCAGCAGGAACTCGCCGATCGCGATGTCGAAGTTCGACTGCTTGAGCACGGCGAACATCTTGTCGCCGTATGCGTCCAGGATCGCCTGCGCCTGCTGCGTGCGCTCGATCGGGATCGATGGGCCAGGCTCGAGGCGTGACCACTTGCGCTGCGGCGGAAAGACCACCGACTGCAGCCGGTTCGCAAACCGCTGGGTGCTGTTGATGGCGGTCGAGTCGAAGACGCGCTGCATCTTGTTTGCGCCCGTCGAACTCCCTTCCCAAACCCCATACAACTGACGTTGGGGCAGTGCGTATTCGTAAGCCTGCTGATAGATCGACTGAAATTCGTCTTTCTTTTTTTGCGCCGCATCATGGCGCTTCAAGATTTGATCCGGCGTGAGTCTTAGCGCGTCAACCATGACATCACCTTGTTGCTCTTTTGACAGTTGACCGTAGCCGGTATGACTTGGATGTTGTGCGGAACATGGAGCCCACAAACATCACGCCCACGCAACGGCATAATGTGATCTACATGCCACTTCATACCGGTCGCCTTTTCTCGCATCTTCGCGAGCTCATACGCTTGCCGAAAAACCCAGCGATCGCATTCAGACAACCAGGGAGGAGTGGCTTGCAACTTCTTCGCCTGACGGTTCCGCGTTAGCTCAAGCAGCTTCTCTTTGTTCTTTGCATTCCATCTTGCTCGGCTGGCTTTTTGAAGGTCACTCACAGACCGCTTCTTGATGTGCTCGCGAACCTTGTCCGGGTTCTGTTCAGCCCAGCGTTTCACGCGCTCGCGACTTTTCTCGGCATACACAACCCCACGCCAAGCATCACGTCGCACTAGGCGCTCCCATGCTTCAGGCGAGCACCAGCACTCGACAACCTTGCCGCTGCGATTCTTGGCATAGGTGCGAAACACCCAGCCATCCTCGCGAACATCACCTTTGCGGTATCGGCGTTCCATCAAGCCTCGGCCTTGTACTGCTCGAGCAGATTGCGACCCTTCGCGGCCAGACGCTGCGCAGCAGCTGCGGTGCGCGGAGCGGGTTCGCCCCATGCTCGAGCCGCCAACGCAAGCCGCGTCGGCTCACCCTTGTCGTTGACCAGCGGGCCTGACGGATTGGTGTAGAACCGCGTGAGGAATGAACCCTTGCGGCGAGCACGCTGGCCGGTAGGGCTCGATTCCTTCACGCCGGGCTGGAGGTTTCCGCTCTCGCCCGTCGACTCGTAATGCCGCCTGCCGGCCTCTGTCAGCCCGCCTTCTGGATCCTTGTAGCGAGCCTTCATGGCTGATGTTCTCAGCGTGCCTCGAGCGCCGTCACTTTGGCCTCGAGTTGAGCCATACTGGCGCGGAGGTCGTTCATGATGGCTTGCTGTTCTTGAATGGCCTTCACAAGCACGGGGATCAGGTCTTGCCGCACCGACTTGTAGGGCGCTTCACCTTCAGGCGCGGGGTCTTTCCACTCATCGATCAAGTCAGGGAACACCTGCTCAAACTCTTGAGCGATGAACCCACGAGCGTCTTTTTTGTCCGCTCCTTTGCCAGCTTTCCAGTCAAACTTGCGCGGCTTGAGCGCCATGATTGCGTCAAGGCCAACATCCAAGTCTCGAATGTTTTCCTTGAACCGTTGATCGGAAATTGCGCTAATCGTGGTGTTGGTGGCAAATATAGTTCCCGCCCAATCAACATAAAAACGGTACGCTGACGCACCGTTTGAATACATAGCAACCCCAGTAGTTGAGCTTGTTGAGTCCGGGCTATATGCGCCAAAAAAACCATTTTTCCCAAGATCAATGCCAGTCGCTGATCCTCCATAAGATGTTTTCCCAATCAAACAATTTCCCGACGAATCGACCGTCAAAGATTGAGAGCCGCCAACCGAGATCGCTATCGTGTCAGCAGCAGGGAACCAGATACCGGTGTTCTGATCGCCCTGCGCGGCGATCGACGGCGTGGCCACCGCGCCAGCAGGAATGCCGACAAACAGATTGCCGAGCGTGATCTTCTTGCTGCGGTCTGCAGCAGAAGCCTCGCTGATGTCGACGATGTAGATCAAGTCACCGGTCGCGGTGTTTGCACCAGTCAGTGACGTGAGTGCGGATACGGCCTTGTCAGTCATGGTCAAGTCTCCAGTAGGAGGTAATCGGAATCTTCAAGCAGAAGGTTGTAACCGTCTTCAGCATGGAGATTCACCGATATGGTGTCTTTGTTCTCCAGCAGAACGTGATAGAGATCCTCGAGCAGAATGGCATCGCCATCCTCAAGCAGCAGCCAGGGGGAATACTCGCTGTATTGGCCGGTGCCAACCCAGCGCGGCAGCTTGAGATTGATGCCAATCAGCATCTCAGACCAGCCCGATGATGTTGGTTGCGCTGGTGCCGGTCGACCAGACACGCTTGGCCATCACCGGCAGAATCGACCCGGCTTGCGCGTTGGCAAACGTCACCGCATTGCCCTGCGGATCCGTGATCTTCACGTCACCGCTCCCGCCGATGTAGAGCGCCCGCACCTGAGCAGCGAGATCACTGTCAGCCGGCGTGATCGCGATGCATTGCTGTGCAACCGAATCCGGCGTGGTGGGGAAGGGTAGTTGCGCCATGTCACTTTCCTTTTTGTGCTGCTCGCATGTTGTCGACCAGGTTGGGGTAGGGCCGGCCTGCTTTCTTGGCCATCATCTGCGCGGCCTTCTTCTGCATCGGTGAGAGCGACTTCGGCTCTCCTAGGCCTTTCGGCCGCGGCTTGTCCCAGACCTCTTTCATTTCTTCATCCCGTACTCTTCGAGTTCGCTCTCGAGCTCGGCGGCCATCTTCATCTCGTGCTCGTTGGGCTTACTGCGCCCGGCACGCTTTGCCATCATCTGAGCGACCTTCTTCTGGAAGGCCGTCTGCTTCATGGCTTTCATCTCTTCGCCGTTCTTGCCGTTCGACTCGATCTCGATTTCGACTTTCATTTCTTCCTCGCCATTCCGGCCTCGGACATCGCGATGGCCACGGCCTGGTCGCGGCTGGTGACCTTGTCACCGCTCGAGCTCTTCAATTTGCCGGCCTTGTACTCGCGCATCACCTTCGCGACCTTGGCCTTCATCTTGTCCTGCTTTTCCATCACGCCCCCTGCAGCATCGGTCTTGAGCCTCTGCGGCTCACTGCCGCCAGCCTGGCGGCGCGGCGCTCGCCGAGCTCACGTTGCAATCCGGCTTCCAGTCCTTTGCGCTCAGTCTCGAACGCGCTGGTATCGAACGCAGCGATCGTCGGTGCGGTCGGTGCTTCTGGCGCTGTCGGCTTCTTCTCAGTGAAGGTCGGCAGCGGCTTCGGTTCTTCGTACTCGTAGCTGTACGTCTTCGTCTCGTAGCCGGCCAAACCGAACAGGCCAAAGCGTGGTTCTTTCTGCTGGTAGTAGCCAGTCTTGGTCACGGTCGGGCTCGCCTTCACGGCTGCAAGCTCGCTCTCGTAGGCCTTCAACCGTTCGTTGTAGGCCGCCATCTGGGCCTCGTAGGCCGGGAAGCTCACCGTCTCGTAAGTAGTCTTGGCAGCCTCGAACGGTTTGAGTTGCTCACGCACCCCTGCCTGGTAGGCAGCGAGTGAAGACTCCTGCTTGCCGGTGAGCGCCTCGATGTCTTTGCGGAACTGGGTAGATAGACGATCAATGCCAGCGGTCTTGCGACGCAGAGTGCGTTGCGCGAACTGTGGCAGTTGAGTGGCCATCAGAGCATCATCCCGGAGCCCAGCTGCGGGGTGGTCACACCGAGCTCAGGCGTGAGGCGCTCTTGCGAGAGCAGGGAGCGTCTGCCGCCTCGCGTCCTGGCCTTGAGGGCCGACGCTTCAGCAGCCGCAGCACGGCGGCGCTCTTCGTCTGCAGCGGATTGCACCTCGCGGGCCTTGTTCTCCATCGAGAGCTTGTTCTCTTGATATTGGAGCTGACTGGCCTGGAAGGCCTGCCGGGCGGTCTCAGCCTGCGTCTGGAGTGCTGCAGCCTGCTGACCGTAGGTAGCGGTCTGCTGGGAGATTGCCTCGCGCATGGCGGCCGCATCACGCTCCTGTTGCTGCAGTTGGATCGCTTGCTGCTCACGCGCTGCACGGTTGGCCTGGCGTGCCTGGTTGGCCTGGTAGGCCGTCCCCAGAAGAATCGCTCCAGCAATCAAGAATGGCATCAGTCGCTCCTGACCAGCACTTCGTCTATCCGATCCAGGTCTGTCTCACTCGTTGCGTGAACACAGAACCAGACCGCGTCCTCGAGCGCCTCGATCCGGTGATGCACCCCAGCTGGTATCGTGATCACGGCCGGCGCTTTGTATTGCCTCTCGACACCGTCTGCCTCGACCGTCACTTCACCACTCGCCAGTATCGACAGGTGGTCATAGTGATGCGCGTGGGTCACCGCAAAGTGACCCCGCGGCAGCATCATCTGTCTCGCATACAACCCAGCCGAGAAGTGATGCCTGATCTGCAGATCTATGTCGATCATGCAGACCATTCTATTGGATGTTGGACACCGACGGAATAGCGCGGTATCTCAGCGATAGCACCCCCAGGGTGGAAGCCCACAGTCTGGCTTCCTGCCTCTCCCACCACTGTCATCCGTGTGACAGGGCCAGAGTACCTGGCGGCTGCGATTCATCCATCACTGCTGGGTCTTCCACCCGTTCAGCAGATGATGTTCTCCAGTCCCTCGCAGACAGGCTGGGCGGCTCGCAAGCAGGGTGACGCTCGGCCGGTGTTTTCCGCTGGCACCCATGCAGGTGCGCTACTGCGTGAGCGGAACGCCCGGCTACCCGCCGGGAGGGGGAGCCTTACTTCATCGGTTTATCGACTGGCTTGCCACGCTCGATACCGACGCGGTGCTTGATCTCGACCGCGTAATAGGTAAAGTCCAGCTGACCGCGGCCGACGGCGTTGGCCGCGTACTCGCGACACCTCTCAACCGCGGATTCCAGCGTGTCGTGCAGGAATGTGAACTTTGCCGAATGCCCTGACGGGGATCGCATGAACACTGCGAACTTAGGGTCGGTCGCGTCGTGCAATTGCTGCACGGCTTTCTTGCGAGAACGAAAAGCGCCTTCCATCTCTGTCCTTTAAGACGTGAGGTGTAGGCGAAAAAAACCTTCTAGGGTGACTCCGGTAGAGAGCCCTGGACGGGCTACCCCTTATGGGGTCGGAATCACGCTAGAAGGCTTTCGGTCGGTCTCTACACCAACGCTTCGTACACTATCCAAACGGCCCGGAGGCTGTCAAGTGTTGCGGGGGAAAAGGTCTGTGCGGCGGGTTTTCCCCGCACTAGGCGAACACGTCAAAGTCCGCACTGGCAGTGGTCTGATGAACCATCGGAGCACCGGCCATGTTGCTTTTCCGCACCATCCGGTTGTACTCGCCGCCACCGAGCATCAGGTAGCCGAATGCGTCGCCGATATGTGAATGCTCGTTCTTGTTGGGCGTATCCCTGAACCGTTCTTGCCCAGCGCCGATGCTGACCCTCTTAAAAAAGTATCCTCCCCCTAGCGCCTTCCTGAGGCCTTTGCAGGAGCGATTGACGATCAGCCCAGGCTTACCCATTACCAGCCTCTGCATGGGGCTTGCAGCGGCCTCTCGTCTCACCTTGAAGTCGTTGCTGGCAGTGGGTTGCGCTTTCAGCCCCAGGGTGCGCAGGAAGTCGAAGGAGGTGACCTCATAGATCGCGTCCCTGGCCATACCGGCTGGGTCACCCCAGAGCATGACCTGGTGGTTGGGGAACCGTTGGTTGAGCTCTGCGAGCAGCTGCAGGCCGAACCGCTCGAGGCCCATGTCGAAGGTGACGATCTCGTGGTGGATCAGCCAGCGGCCGTTGGGGAGTCTCTGTCCGATAGTGGCTGCAGGGGTGAGACCAAAGTCCAGGCCCACCTGGATGGGGACGCCAGGCTCGACCTCAGTCTCACCGCTCATGGTGGCGTCGTCGTACTCGGGCCAGACGGGTCTGCCTTCCTGGACGTAGGTGTACTGGCCCGCGGCATAGCACCGGATCCAGTCCAGGTTCTTACCCGGTAGCATCTGCTGGTAGTAGCCGGCTGGGAGGTTGTTGATGTTCTCTGCGGCAGGGTTGGTCTTCCACCACTTGCCGGCAGCCAGCATATGGTCATTAGCCTCGGGGTTGTCCGGCAGGTCGTCTGCTGGCACCTCGATGACACCGCCTGGTTGCTTCCAGAACTTCCAGCCTCGGGGCTTTTCCTTCTCGGCCATGTTGTGCCACCAGTGGTCGTCGTCCATCGGGTTGGTATCCATCCAGATGCCGTGCCAGGACGCGCCGCCATCACGCTTGGTTGGATACCGGCCCACCCGGTG